CTACACCAATAAATTCACCATTTTTTGTATATATACCATAATTATTTAAATATTCTGATCCAGATGGCGCTATTTGTGTTTTTGAATATAATGTACCTAAATATAAGATAGAATTAGGATTATTATCTATCATTAGCACTAATACTTTGTTTCCAACTTCTGGTACTGCATGAGAAATATCAGAATCACCAAAGCCTAAAAACGTTGGTCCAACTCTGGCGGCCCATGGTAATAAATCATCTGCAATATTGTCATGAATTAAAGATATTCGAACTTGCACTCGATATGCGTTTTCTGGATCTTTGTTGTTTACAACTGTTGCTATTGTGAAAGGATTTGTAAAAAAATTTTCTTGAACTCTTGTATCTTTCATTTTTAATAACTTTGTTTGCTTGTTCCATTATATCCGGATGTACATAATATTACTTCTGTGTTTATCCCAAAATTTGTTATTGTCACATTTAAAGAACTAATCATATATCTACAATTTAAAGATTTAACTCTTGTATTTTCGGCACCGTTTGTTGTTGGAATCAATGTAACAACTTCTCCTAAACGCATTGGAGCATGATATGGACAACTTAGTACAGCACTTGTGGAAAATAAACTTCTAATTCTTTTATTTTGTTTTTCAGCTAAGAAATAATGGCTATGAAAATTACCAACATCAAATTCCATCATGTTTTCAGTAACACCCTGTGATAATTCTTTATTTATATTTACTATTTCAGTTACTGCTCTGGTTTTATTCGCATTTTCAGATATTATATTATATCCAAGCAAATCGAATCTATGATTTTTACCACCATACCCATTATTTTTAATATTTTCTAACCCAGTATTTGTTCCATAAGTTATACTTTTATAGCGATATATTTTATTTTTACTATCATTAGGTGTTTGATCCCCATATTCAAATGTTTTATTTTCTTTATTGTTATAAAATAAATCGCCCAAATCCTTATAATATAGTTTACGTAATCTATCTATAAACCAAATCATGCAAGAATTTGTACTACGCCATCCATGTTTTGCTACAAGGTTTAACCATGAACCGGTATTTACTTCGGATGGAACCCATAATTGGATATCATTAGTTTGATCTATTTCACTATTTAGATTATTTATTTTTGCAACATTTGAAAATACTTCAGATGATAATCCATATATTGCGTATTTGTTTGCACTTCTGAAAAATTCATAAAAATCCAAATATCCTTCTAAGGTTATATCGCAAAAATTTTCACTTCCTTTTATTAATACTGCACTAACTCTAAATCTTAATGTTTCTTTTGTTTTATATAGTTTGTTTTCAATAGTTACAATAATCAAACTTCCATCAACTATTGGTGTTTCACTAATAAATTGATATGTTGTTGTAAAATTTGCTTTACACACAGGGAAGCCGCTAAACATATCTTCTGTGTATATAAAATAAAAGTTAGCAGCTATTCGTTTATTTAATAGCTCTATATTGTTTATTGAAAAAGTAACATCATAAACATCACTAATAATCATTTCTAATTCAATTCAATTATTTTATCTATTTTTGATTCTGTATTATTTTTTGTATTTGATTCACTTTCTGTTGTTGCATGATTTGTTAAAATATCTTTTTCAAATGTATAAAAAATTTTATCATGAACAAAATCTTTAAATGGATCTTCTAAACAACTAGATAAACACATATACCACCATAATTTAGTGTTTCCATATTTTAAATATGATGTAGAATCCGGTTGCCCATCTTGTGTTTCATCAATATAATATTTACTATGTTGATTATCGAGATTATTTAATTGATAAACCAAATCTGTAAATAATCTTTTTATGCCTTTATTTATATCTGATACATTATTTCCTTTTGGATCTGTTATTGTATCAGAAAACCAATAAGAAAAATCTTGATAATCACTTGAAAAAATATCTTCCAATCCATCCTCCATTAATATAGTTAATTATTTTTTACCCTATTATACTACCAGTCAAAGCACCAATACCTGCTCCCAAGGGCCCCAAAGCATTACCAATCATAGCGCCACGAACAGCATTATCTGGTATTGAGCCTGTAATATCACACATACCAGCTGGTTCTACTTTTTTCTGATCTACTTGTTTATCATCATCATTATATATCTCATTAGTTTCTAAGTTTAACATTTTGTCATAAACACCAACAGTTAAACCAGCTACCGTTTCAATTGTTAGAGATATTACTGCAGTTTGTGGAAGTAGTTGGAATTTTCTATGTGCACCATTCTCACTTGAATCATACCAATTATGTAACACTTGTTGTTTTGTGTTCGGATATGTTACTGTCATGTCTGTTATTACAGCCCAATCCAGTAATAACATACCACCTATTTGTATAGTGACTCTATGTAATCCTGTTTTACTACCTAAGAATGAAGCACCCCATTTTTGTGCTGTTTCTAACCATGTTTCTTTATCTTCTCCATTTGTATCTCCGCTTTGTTTTGCTTCTATTGTTGCGGGACCAGGGGTTATTGAATATAAAGATGTCCATGAATTTGTGCCACCTGGTAATATTACTCTCCCAAAAGCAGCCAATGCTTCTTGTAAATTTATTCCACTATTTGAGTCAACATCATCAAAAATAGGTATATCAAGTTTTATTTGTAGACTTTTTGGTTTTTGCCATATTCTTGTTGTATCATAAGCACTAGCCATGCTTTCACTTGAAAACAAAGTACCAATAAGTCCAATACTTCCACCTGCTATGTCAGATTTTGATGGTGGGCCATATTCTCCACCTATACTATAAGTAAAACTATTTGGAACTTGGGCTCTTATTATTGTTTCTTTGTAATTAGGGTCTAATTTATTATCTTTTGTTCCATTACGCAACCAAAAAGTTACAGTATGAAAAGATTTAAAAGCTGAATTATTGTGATATTTGTTTATTAAATCTAGACAATAATATTTACAATTGTTTTTTATTTTGTTTGGGTTTTTTAATTCAGCAGGGCCACTTGTTTGTTCATAACCATTTGTTTTGTAGTTCCAAACAAACTTACTTTGTCTTTTTTCAGTGGTTTGATTGTTTATTGGATATGCGTATGCCATTTATTATGCTCCCATTGGATTTGTTATACTCATGTTTATATATCCAGAACCACTTTGCGGATATGTGGCATTACCACCAAAATAGCCATTGCCCATTATCATGTTTGCATATTGTCTATCTAGATCTGATTGCGTTGATGCACTTAGACTTGTTGCCAATTCAGATAATAGTTGAACAACAACATTCATTTGGTCACTTACATTGGCCATTGAAATATTATTTTGTCTATTATATTCATTATTTGTTTCCATTGAATGTTTTTCTAGTTTAGCTTGGGTTTCTTCTTTTGCGTTTCGTTCATATGTTGTTCCGTTTGCCAATGATACACTTCCAACAGCATTTTCCGCTTCTTTTTCTTTTAATGCTTTTGCTGTCATTGCCCCAATTCCACTAAAATCACGAACTTCTGAAACTGGTTGCGCTGCATCTGTTATATTTTCACCCATGCTTTTTTGTGCAGTTGCATTGTGAATATCTTTTGCTGCTAATGCTGCATCTAACGCTATTGATGCACCTGTACCTATGCCAGGTATTGTACTTGCCGCTCCAGATGCTACTTCTAATGCTGCACCGCTCCAATCTCCTTTTAATGCTCTTCCAACCCCAAAAACTAAACCCGATAAAAGACCTATGCCTGGTATTTTTTTTAATAAACTTTTACCAACTGCTTTTGCTCCTGTTTTTGCTGCAGCTTTGCCAACACTTTTTGTTGCAGCTTTCCCGGCTGCTTTTGTTGCAGCTTTGCCAGCTGCTTTTTCCGCTGCTTTTTCTGTGGTTTTACCTGCGGCTTTGCTTGTAGCTTTAGCCGTGGTTTTGGATGCTGTTTTTTTGGATGCTGTTTTTGTTGTTGCTTTTTTCTTTGTACTTTTTTCTGTTGTTTTTGTTGTGCTTTTTTTCGGTGTTCTAGGAGATTTTGTTTTTGCTTTTGTTTTTCCCCTTCCCCATTTTTTTTGTATCCAATCTCCAACTTTTCTTAAACCCAATTTTTTTAGCAACCATCCTGCGCCACTTGCTAAAGCAGATCCTAATAATGGTCCAAGTATTCCTCCTAATAATCCAGACAAAAAGCCACCAGATTCTCCACCTTGCTCGGTAACTTTTTTCGGTTTTCCTCCCATTAATTTAATTATTTGATCTAATTTTGCATTTACTGTGCGAGATAAATTGTTTATAGGTGCAGCTTGTTTTTCTAATTTATTCCATTCACTGGCACTAGATCTTGAATTTTTCGCTGTTGTTGCTTTGCCATCGGAATTATTTGTACTTCCAACGCCACTTGCTGATGATGAACCACCTTTTTTATCAAATAATTTACTTTTTAATGATTCACCAAAATAATGATTGATTGCCTTACCAGCACCGCTTAATAATGGCCCTCCTAATATCAAACCAAGGTCACCAAGAGACCCCATAGAATCATCATATAGTTTCTTTAAGGCTTTGTGTTCTTTTTTATTATCACTACCAGATGAATTTGAAGTACTACTTGAATTACTTTTATTAGATGAATTTTGTTTTTTTATTTCATCTCTTATATCTTTTAAAATATCATACATATCAGCACTGTTTTTTTTATTTTGATCAGTGCTGGTATTATTTGTATTGTTATCTTTAGTTGTTTTAGCCATTTTTACTTTGTGCTTGTTGTTCTTCGTTTATTTGTTTTCTATAGAACCATTCTATATATTCCATAGGCATATTTTCTATTTCAGAATAACTAAGTCCAACGTGTTGTATTAGATAATATTCTCTCTCCAAAATATCACTAATTGTTATTTGTGGAAAAAAAGTCGGTGGCATCTAATGTATAAGGAACCACCACCTCCTTTCCGCATTTTGGACACTTGCAATTTATTTCTTCTTTTACACCCCAAGTAGTTTTATTAAATTTATTTTCTAATTGTGCTAAATCTTCTGCCGTAATTAAACCTTGAAGTATTAAATTCCAAACTTCATCTAGTGGTTTCCAATCACTCAACAAAACAGCATCTAGAGCTAATATTCTCATAAAAATATCTTCTCTATCGATATTGTTTCTTTTTAATAAGCTATCAACAAGTAAATCATCATCTAATTGTTTATATCTAAATTTTACTTCCCCAAAATTTTCAAAATTTATAATATTATCTATATTTTTTTCTTCTAATGTTTCTATTGTTAATTTTGGAATTTCTATTTCAATACCATACCTATGTTCACATTCTTCACAAGTTGTATATACTTTGATTGGAAAAAGTTTATATGTTACTGCTCTAATTTGATATAATAAAAATGTATAATCAAAAGCATATATTTTATCTGTTGAGTAATTTTCACATGTAATTAGTCTTTTTACAAAATCAATAACAACTTTATTTCTTTCTTCTAATGTTTCTGCACCAACCATTTCAGAAAAGAATTTTTTTTGGTCAAAAGGTGTTACTTTTTTGATTTCAAATTTTGCATTTTCAGGATATAATATTTTACCTGGTAGTTCAACACTGTATGTTTCTGGGTTCATTTTTCACTCCTTTGTTTTTATTTTCCTATTAATTTTCTAGTTAATTCTTTGGCAAATCCTGATCCTGATGAAGAATTATAAATCCCATATGAATTATCTTGCGATTTATAATCTATACCGGTAGCAGAGAATGTACTAGAAAATATGTTTTTAACAACTTGTCTTGGATTAGCTGCAGATGCTATGTTTCCTAAACCTTTTGCTATTTTACTTATTGAATTTGTATTATAATTATCAACTATAACACGATCAACATTGAATTTTTGTGTTATCCTTAATCTATCTGCGTTTTTTGAATATTTTAATGTTATATCATCTTGTGTAATTGGATAACATCCTTTTAAACAATATTGTATAACTGGTGTTGTTGTTGCCATTGTTTCTGTTAAACCATAAAAATACACAAAAATATCTTTTTTATATTGATATGGAAGATAATAAAATTCATGTTCTTCATTAAATATTGTATCTTTCCATGCTTTTAGATAAAATTGCGTTTTCATTTGTTTATCACAATAAAATGTTAGATTGGCTTCTTTTGCATCCAATTTATCTAATGGTATATTATAGAATGTTGTGCCAGCTCTTATATCTGTAGAATTTTTAAAACCTAAAGGCGCAAATGTTATTTCTTCTACTATTGGAGCGAATTGTTTATATCCAAGCCATGCATCTAACCCTACAGGACTTTGTGTATATGCTGAAATGTCTAATTCCGGCATAATAACCTCCCACATGTTATTAAGCATTGGATCTTCAATATTATCTACAGATAATTGTGTTTGAAATTTTATACTCATAATTTATAGAACTGTTTATATATTTCTTTTTTGTTTTTGTTTAGGGGCTGGATATCTTATTTGATTGCCGTACAAAAAATCTTCTGGTGCCCATATTTGTCCTCCTGTAAACCCTGGAGCTTCGTCTTGTATGTGCACCCATGTTTTTGTTTTAGCAAAATTTTCAAAGTACAATCCCAATTCTTTTGCTCTTAATAATGCTGGTATATTTGTCCTTATTATTTGTTTTAATATTCCATTTGGATCTTTTATATCAACAGCGTGTCCAGATAAATGTTTGGAATTCATTGCTGGTTCACCTAGATTTTGTTCTCTATATATTTCTCTTTGTTCTCTTGGGGTACGATATGAAGAACTGAGGCCATTAGTATAATCTATTAATTCAGCCCATTTATTTATTTTTGATACCAATCTTTCTGCATTTCTATAATGTTCTTCACTTAACTGATCTCTTGTATGTTTTCTTCTATCTCCATTCAAAAAATCTTCCATAGTAAAGTGCATTCTTCCTTCGCTTCCTGTACTACTTATTTCTATTGATGGTATTGCACTCATGTTTGTAGAATAATCTAATGAATTAGTTGTTAATGTAGGTGTTGTTGTAAATTCTTCTACATATGATTGTTCTCCAGGTGTGTTATAGCTAACTTTTTTATCGTATCCTGTTGTGCTGTATTGACCGGTTACAAGTGGAATATTCCCTTGATCTTTGCTTTTTATATTGTGTATTGTATAATTACTAATATTGCTTCTAAATCTTCTTCTTTTGAATTTTAAAGCAATTTCTTGTTGTGGTAACATTTTTTACTCTATAATAAAGTATTCATTTCAGAGTACCAATCATAATTAAAATTTATAGTTAATTTTACAGCATCAGAACTGCTTGTGTTGACTTGAAAAGATTTTAATTCTGTTGGCCATACTCCATGTAAATATATTCTTTTTGTTGTTCTCATGTTTGGACCCAATATATCCATCATGGCATTTGTTGCATAAAACTCTGAAGTGCTCATTGAACCTGTATTTTGATTATGTATAACATCAAGCCAATTATTTATAGCTGTAAGAACAGATCCATCCATATCTTCGATAACTTCAACCGATAAAACACCTGATTTATCGTTATAAACTGGAAAATTTTTAGCATGATTGAATAATACAACATCTTTTGTATTTATTTTAGCTCCAGGATAAGTAAAAGATGTACAACGTAATTCAAAATCTTTTTTTATTATTATCCCATTTGGTCCCATAATTGCACCACCATTTATTCCAACCTTACCTAGTAATTCATTCATACTATTTGAAATATTGTCTGCTATTTTTGATGCAAAATTCGATACTGTTTTTATACCAGGGCCGAATGATAATGTTATTTGATACATTTTTAATGGATCTTTTAATCCATCTATTTCTCTAAAACTTTTTAGTGCCATGATTATTACCTAGGGGAGTTATAAATATATACTTTTAATAGAACTATTATTATTTAAAAAGAAAACATCGCCAACAATAAGAATGGCGATGTATTTAGTCAGATATTACTTTATTTATTGAACTTCATCTCCCATCAAGAAATAGTTGTAGTGCCATGTAACACTTATATTCACAGGCTCAGAACTGCTTGGCTGTATATTGCCATTGATGGAAACATTTGTTGGATATATCCATTTTAATATTATTTGTTTTGCTGTTGCAGTTGATGGTTTTGGGTCATATAAATCTGGGTTTAAGATGTTCACCACAGCACTACCCATATAATTATCATGTAAAGAGATTGTTCCATTTACAAAGTTGTGTGCCCAATTAAGCCATTTTCTAAACCCATCAATATAATCACCAGACCAAACTTCAGTAAATTCTACTGTCCAATCCCCCCAACGATTTTGTTTGCCTGCATATTTTCTTTCTTGACCACCCCACATAACAGTAGTGTCATCCACTGCGATTGTAGGTATGGTAAAAGATTGGGCACGTAGTAATAACTGTCTCGTCTTAAATCCTAATTCAGTTTCTGTTTTTCCATCTGGTAATGAAATATTGAAGTCTAACAAAAACTGCTTAATTGGATCGTTTAGGTTATTAATTTCAGATATTTTAGTAAGCATTATTTTTACCCTTATGAGTTAGTTGAAACTGTTACTTCTGCGTCTGGTCCCATCACAATAGTATTCAATTGGATAAATTCTGTTGTGTATGTTGGCCATAAATATATATCAATCACAAGTTGATTTTGTGCAATGATATATGGTGTGTTATTACTTTCATCGCAGATTACTTGATAACGTTGTATACCTTCTGCATTCAATACTGTATCTAAGAATTGAGAGAATTGTAATGTTACTTGCATACGTTCATAAGCAGTGTTATTTTCAAACAAATGATAACGAGCTGCATCTCTTAAAGTTGTTTCAATATAGATAACTGTACGAGCAACATTGATACGATCTAATGCTGTTGGTTTTTGTTGTAAAGTTTTTTGACCCCAATTCGCATATCCAATAGAGTCTTTGATAAAGCAATTTAATTGTTTATCATATAATTCGCCCCCAGTCGTTTCATCATAATATGCGCTTAACCCCATAGGTGTCACAATTGTAGATGAAATCGTCCCACGATTAGGACCAGCTGGAGCAACCCAAGGATAAACAGATGCTCCCATTATTTTTGCAACATAAGCCGAAGGACACATTAAGAAATTGCGTTTACCCATTATTGAATTGAAAGTTACAGGCCATGGAGTAAACAAAGCGCCACGATATGTGTTCATACCATTGATATTTTGTCTCCAATCCAAAACATCATCCATCTCAGAAATTGTACTTGGAATATCAAATAAACAGAAACAATCACGGCGTTTTTCTGCTAAACTCAACATGGCATTTTGATATGATACATCGTTTTCATAAGCATAGCCAGAATTCATCAATAATGACACATCAACACGTGATCTGTCACCATATAATTCCCAAGCCTTGTTTAACAAGCCAATAGATGGTTTATCACCAGATGTGCCGTTTTGTAATGATAAATATGTATAACCAATCACATGACCTCTTTCATCATATACTAATGTTTCTGCTGGCACTTTTCTAAGATTTTCATTTTCTGTGTTTACAAAAACTTTTATGATATCAGATTTACCATTAACAACGTCTTCTACAAAAGTTGAGTTGCCATAATTATCTTTTGCTTCATATAATGTACAATATTGGAAGTTTTCAATTTGAGTTGTAACTTTGCCAATTGTTTCATATACACCAATAGAGAATGTTGTTTCATTATCTTCAGGATATTTTTGTATTCTTGTACCTTGAATGATTGGATCTTCTGCTGGAATATCTACAGGATCTGTAATATCATAACAAACAACATTTAGTTTTGATTTTACTTTTACAAAGATTTTTAAACCAGA